GGGAAGTAGACAACAGTCATCTTCCTGTTGAGGAGCTTTCGCCCCTCTGTCCCCCGTTAGTACGGGGGAACCCACCTGAGCTTGATGTTGACGGCTACAGGACGTCCAGCACGTTCTAAATGCCTCTTGTCAGCAAACGGCTCATCGCCGCGCTTCAAGAAGTACTTGAGCAAAGCGCCATCGTTCTCGAGATTGCTCTCAGGAATGATGGTATCTACAACTGCGGCCCTGACGAGGGGTCGCTGAAGATGGGGACACTCTCTTTGGGTCTCGTACCCAAGGAAAGAGAACCTGCCTAGCCCCGGAGAATCGCGATCGACTCTCGGAAACGGTATAACCCGCTCCAAGATCCGATCAAGGTACTCAGCTGTGCGCCAATAACCTGATGTATACATCAGGTTGCGGAGCGCAACTGTGGACTCGATCTCCGAAACGTGCTTCCGTGATGAGGGAAGAACTCTTTTGGCCTTAACGTAACCTACGTCATGACCATCATAGTAATCCCCTCCGCAGCTCTCTCTGAACTTTCCAGTCCAAAAAGATTTGGTAGAGTTCACCTTCAACCCGAAGGATTCGAGTGACTCAATCACGGACCGCACAAAATCTACAGGGACAATGATGTCGTCCCCGTAGACACGCACCTTGCCGATAAAGCTCTTCACGAGCCCTATCGACAGTGGTGTTTTGAGCTCTTTCTCAATCCCAAGGAAGATTACTGCCAAGAAGGTCAGTGCTTCCAGAGGAAAAGTCAGAGCAGACCCCATCGACGCGTACTTGGCGAGAGTTAACACTCCGTGACCAGGTACCTCAGCCTTGATGGACCTGCAAGCAAAAACAGCCTCCTTCATCAGAGGATGTTCGTGGAACAGGTTCACTACATGCTGGATGGAGACTCTATCGCTGGCTTCACTCAGGTCGAGTGTAGCAAGTTCAGAAGTCCTTGAACCATAGCAAGCTAAGGTTCTATTGGGCTCCTGATCAGTGAAACCGAGAAAATGTGACACGATGTCATCGTGCTCTATTTCCTCGACAAGGGGTTCGAGAATGGACTGTTGTACGTACTGATTGTACACCGGTTCAATCGCGATAATCCTTGGGGTCTTCAGCGTTTTAGGAACAGAAATAACCCGAGAAGGGATTTCCTGTTCCGGGGTCAACCAGACGACCGATTCCATATCAGTAAAGTACTGATAAGGAGTCGTAAAGAGAAACTCAGATGATAGAAAGAGTTTCTCTAGCCGTTCGGTCCAAATGCGGTTCTCGTACTTGGCGTTGCCAATAGTACGCTCCGCAGTTGCACCCGGCCCATGTTTTGGAATCAGTTCTCCATTTGCGACCCGAAGGTCCATCTGGTAGAAGATGTTCCAATACAAGAGATGCACAATCCTACGATAATCCCGGAGCAAGCTCCGGTCCATCGTCATCATGTGCATACGGACGTCTGATTCAGTCTTGACGTACTGCTCAATAGCAGCCTTGTTCCTTTCTGGGGAACAAGGTACCTCCAATTTCTTCAGCAGGCAACATACCTGCCGAATTCCTTGGATGGCATCTATTGACGGATCGTCAAGCAAGACACCAGTTTTCCTATCGAA